AGAGCTGATTATCAAAGGCAATATGAGCCAATCCTTTATGGCTGGAAGCAAAGCAACGATCATTACTGGTGTGGCGATAGAAACCAAGGCGATGTTTGGTATTATAACAAACCAAACAAAAGCGACCTTCATCCAACTATGAAGCCAGTTGAACTGTGCAAGCGTGCAGTTCTTAATTCTTCAAAAACTGATGATATTGTTTTAGATTGCTTTGGCGGTTCAGGCTCAACATTGATTGCTTGCGAACAGACGCAGCGTAGATGTAGAATGATTGAACTCGACTCCAAATATGTTGATGTTATTGTAAAACGCTGGCAAAACCTTACAGGTCTTGATGCAACTTTATTAAAAACTGGTGAGAGCTTTAACGAAATTTTAAAAAAAGAAAATGACGCATAACAGCAATAATGAATTACAAGTTAAAGCTCAGAAAATGATTGAAGAATATGGCGACAAAGCTGCGGAAGTAGCGAGAAGAAAAGTTGATGCTTTTGCAAAAAATGAACATTGCAGAGAAAAGGATTCGGCTTTGATGTTGTTAACCGAGGTAGAAAAATTATTAGAAATTAAAGATTAGTAAGGAATGTAAAGCTCTTCGAGTGACTTACAAATATTCTGGCAAATCTCAAAAGCATTTTTATCCCAAGGCTTTGTAGCATTTTCTTTGTTATCCAGAAAATTTCTTAAAGAAGATTCTACTAAAATTCTGATATCGCAATCATCGCCACAGGCTCTTTTTTCTTCTAAAATAGAATCAAATAAATCGTCATCTCCAAGCAAATTATAGAGTTTATCATTAGCAACTTTTGCTGGTAATGGTTTTGAAACTAATTTTTGTAATTCTTTAGCTTGTTTTGTAGTTTGCGGTAATGCCCAAGTTCCCATTTTGACCCCTTTATTTTGAATAATTATTAAAAGTTAAAAGCCTTATCAAGGCTCTATTAGTATGGCTTCAATAAGAATTACTATCAAGTCAATTAAGATGATTTTTTTAAGAATTTTAAAAAGTTTTTAAGACGCTAAATGATGACAAATGACGCAGGCTTGGCCTCAGTAATTTGCAACTCATTCAACTAAGGATAAAAAACTTATGAGTACCAATAACCATGGAATTATCGCTAAGAGCATATGCCAAACATCGCGGTGTTACCGAGGCGGCGGTTAGAAAAGCAATCAGTCAAGGCCGTATAAATAAAGGCAAAAACGGTAAAATTAACCCTGAAAAAGCTGACAAAGAGTGGAATAAAAACACTGACCCAGCGCAAATTAAAAGAAGCAGTACCACTGAAAATGAAATTTACAGCCAAAATCCCTCAAATTTAAGTGGCCCATCTTACCAACAAAGCCGCGCTATTAAAGAGGCTTATGGTGCAAAATTACTTAGGCTTCAATTTGAAAAAGAGTCAAAAAAGTTAATCTCAATAGACGATGTTAAGGTGTCGGCATTTAATGCTGCGCGAATGACTAGAGATCGAATCTTGAATATTCCTGATCGCGTTATTCCAAAGTTAGTTGGAAAAACTGATATTTTTGAGATGAAGGAAATTTTAAAAGAAGAACTGATCAAAGCCCTCGAAGAGTTATCCAAAGTTAATGATAAATTATGACGATATCTATTTTAAGAATTTCTGTGACGGGTTAAAGCCTGATCCAAATTTTACAGTATCAAGTTGGGCAGATAATCACCGAGTTTTAAGCAGTATTTCTTCAAGTGAACCAGGACCATGGAGAACTGATCGCACTCCTTATCTAAAGGAAATAATGGACTGCTTATCGCCAAGCCACCCATGCGAAAAAGTTGTCTTTATGAAAGGCGCGCAAATTGGTGGAACTGAATGTGGCAATAACTGGATGGGTTTTGTAATTCATCACGCACCCGGGCCAATGCTAATTGTAAATCCAACAGTTGAGACTGCCAAACGCACCTCAAAAATGCGGATTGATCCAGCAATTGAAAACTGCCCTGCTTTAAAAGAAAAAGTATCCGACCCAAGAAGTAGAGATTCTGGCAATACAATTTTGATGAAAGAATTTCCGGGTGGAGTTCTGATTATGACAGGAGCAAATTCTGCTGTGGGCTTACGCTCAATGCCAATTCGTTATCTATTCTTAGATGAAGTTGACGGTTATCCAGATGATGCCAACCAAGAAGGTGATCCAGTGAATTTAGCGATTCAAAGAACTGCTACTTTTAGCAATCGCAAGATCTTTATGATCTCAACTCCGACAATCAAATATCACAGTCGGATTGAAACTGCTTTTTTGGAAGGCGATCAAAGATATTACTTTGTGCCATGCCCTGATTGCTCTGAGTTTCAAACTCTTAAATGGTCGCAAGTAAAATGGCCAAAAGGAAAACCAGAAGCCGCTTACTATGCCTGCGAAAAATGCGGAAGCGTTTGGGAAGATTATCAAAAAGCAGAAATTCTAAAAAATGGTAAATGGGTAGCAACCAATCCAAATACCAATAATAAAACCATCTCTTTTCATTTATCGTCACTTTACAGTCCTCATGGCTGGGTGAGTTTTGGTGATATCGCCAAAGAGTTTTCTGATGTTCATAAAGATCCACCAAGATTGCAGGTTTGGACAAATACCAAACTAGCAGAAACTTGGGAAGATATGGCGGGCGTTGCCCTTGATCCAACTGGACTTATGAAACGCCGTGAGAATTTTGGCATCAGATTGCCAAAAGATATCGCCATTATTACTGCTGGCGTGGATGTTCAAGACAACCGCCTTGAAGTTGAAATTGTTGGCTGGGGAAAGGATGAAGAAAGCTGGTCGCTTGATTATCAGGTAATTTATGGAGATCCATCAACTCCAAACCTATGGAGTGATCTTGATAAAATTTTGGAAAGTAATTTTGAGCATCAAAGAGAATTGCCGAATTTTATAATTTCTGCAACATGTATTGATAGTGGCGGTCATTACACTGACCATGTTATCAATTATTGTGACGCAAGAAAACATAAAAAAACCTTTGCCATCAAGGGAAGCTCCGCTGGTTATGGAGTTCCAATCTGGCCTCCTCGCGCCTCACAAAGCAAAAGGCTAAAAAAACCAGTTTATGTAATTGGTGTAAATGACGCTAAAGAAACCTTAATGCAAAGACTTCGCATTAATGAGAGTGGCGCCGGATGTTGGCATTTTCCAATTGAGCGAGATGCTGAGTGGTTCTCGCAAATTACCTCTGAAATTGTTAAAACCAAATATGTTAAAGGCAGACCAACCAGGCAATGGCAACCTAGACGCGAAGGAGCAAGTACTGAAGGTTTAGATTGTAGGGTTTATGCTTTTGCAGCACTGCGTGGACTTATTCGTAACTGGAAATTTGATCTGAATAAAACAGCAGAAAAATTGAAAGAAATTCCACTGAGAAATAATGACAAACAAAGCTCAAGCCATTCACCAATTAATACTCGCCGAGTAAGAAAAGTAAGAAGCCGAGGAATATCTTAAAACAATAATGAAAACTCTTGAAGAACAATTAACAGAAGTGCAGCAGGCAATTTCTGATATTATCACTAATGCCCAAGAAGCTTGGTATAATGGACAGAAAGTTCGCAAAGTTGATCTGGCAGTTTTGGAAGCGAGGGGAAAAAGACTTTTGGTTCAGATTAAAAGGAAAAATCGCGGTGGAATCAGAGTAAGAGGAGCAACTCCACAATGAGAAAAAGTTTTAAAAAATTTCCTAAAATTTCCGAGAACTGGCTTGATAAAACCATTTCTTATATCAATCCACAGGCTGGACTGAAAAGGTTTGAAGCCAAAACTAGAATGGCAATTGCCGGTGGTTATACTGGAGCAAGACGCGACCGCAGACAAACTTCAAGTTGGAATGCCGTTGATGGTTCTGCAGATAGCGTAACTTTACCAGATCTTCCTGAGCTTCGTGAGAGATCAAGAGATCTTTTGCGTAATGCTCCACTTGCTTGTGGAGCTGTAAATACTGTGGTGACTAATGTGGTTGGAACTGGTCTTAAGGTTCAATCACACTTAGATCGCGATGTTTTAAAGCCTTATTTTCGAAGCGAAGATGAGTTTGACGCTTTTGAACGAGATGCTGAAAGAATATTTCGCAATTGGGCTGAAAGTTCTGATTGCGATATTACCCGCTGCCAGACTTTTTCAGAAATTCAAAATTTAATTTTGCGTTCTGTTTTAGAAAGTGGCGATGTCTTTATTTTAAAAAGAAGCATCACCAGACCAAATAGAAATATTGATTTAGCTCTACAAATTGTTGAAGCAGATCGAGTTAGTAATCCTAATTTTAAGGCAGATATCACAACTCTTGCTGGTGGTGTTGAAATGGATTCTAACGGAGCGCCAATTGCTTATCATATTTGCAATAAGCATCCGCACGATTATCAAAATGGACTATCGCAAAAATTTGTTAAAGTTCCCGCTTTTGACAAATATGACAATAGACAAGTCTTTCACATATTTAACCGAATCAGACCAGGATTAACTCGTGGCGTTCCTTATTTGGCGTCAGTAATTGAGAGCTTAAAACAATTAGATCGCTACACCGAAGCAGAAATTATGGCGGCCGTAGTATCTTCTATGTTTACAGTTTTTGTAAAATCTGAAGATGAAGAAGGTCTTGCAGCAATGACTCCTCTTGATGAGCCAAGCGGAAGAAAAGATGATGGTGATTATAAATTAGCACCAGGTGCAATTCTTGATTTACAGCCCAATGAAAATATTGAAATTGCTGATCCTAAAAGGCCAAACCAAGCTTTCGATCCTTTCGTGCAAGCGATTCTAAGGCAAGTTGGTGTCGCGCTCGAATTACCTTTTGAAATTCTAATTAAACATTTTACCGCTAGCTATTCCGCTGCTCAAGCAGCATTAGTTGAAGCGTGGAAATTTTTCTCAAGCAGAAGAAAGTGGTTAGCAATTCAACTCTGCCAACCAGTTTATGAAATGGTCATCACCGAAGCTGTTGCTAAAGGTGAATTGAAAGCACCAAACTTTTTTGCTAATCCAACTATAAGAAGTGCTTATTTAGGAACTGAATGGATTGGACCGCCAAGAGGACAGATTGACCAATTAAAAGAGGTTCGAGCATCTCAAACTAGAATTGAAATTGGCGTCAGCACCTTAGCTGAAGAAACTGCTATGCTTACAGGCGGAGATTTTGAAAGGAAATATCCGCAAATTCTTAAGGAATACAAGCTCAAGCAAGAAGCTGGAATTATCCCAAAAGAAGTTATTCAAACTCAACAGCCAACTAAAAACAATAATGCATGAACTACTAAAAATTGCTAAATATTGGGCAATTGAACCTGATATTCTAAAGAGCTTGTGTCGCTTAAAAGA